GTTGTTTAAATAAGGTTCCAGTATTCTTCCAACCATACTCCTGGAAGACGTTAGCATTTGCACCAAGATCTTTTAAGAACATGATCTGACTCTTAGGTACTAAGAACTTTTGTTTCTTTCTAGATATCATGTACTGGATAAATAAAGAAATATTATTCTCAATAACTGTCCATGCATTATACCATTCTATAATTAATTCTAATCTCTGGTGTGTTTTATTTAAATCATCAAATCTACCACACCAAGCTGCTACAATTTTATCTGGTTCTATGTAAGTTTCAGTTTCTGTTCCGGTTACTTTTGTAACTTCTACTGGAGCTTTCATTACATATATAGAACATAATGATTCTGATGTTGTTGTTTTTCCCTCAGAAACAGGGTCAATAGATGCATAGTACTGTCCAAATGTTGGATCTTTAATTGGTCTTTCCCATACAACTAATACTCCTGTTTTATCTTCAGTTTTTTTAGTTATTGGAAACTCTTTAATAGGTTGTTTATTAGAATGCTTAACAGTAGGCTTGCCATTTTCATCTGTAGAAATATCTAAAAATTCATATGAATATTCTTTTTCTTCAATTCTTCTTTGTTGTGCAGCTACCAGATGTGGAGGAAAAACAGATACAGATCTATGTGCAAAAGCTTCTTCAATATTTCTAGGATGCTGAGATATCCTTAACTGGTAGTCTTCTGGAGATAATTCATCTTTCCATTTTGCAAACTGTTCATCTAAAGCTTTTAATGATTCTTCTACAAGTGAATTACCATAATTATCAATATGTGGAGGCATTGACCATTGTTCAGGAATAAATAAACCTGACAAACCTACAGTACCTTTAGAATCTATAAGATTAGTTTCAATACAATAAATATCTTTTGATGTAGGATTAAGCATCATATCCTTTAATGGATTACACTGAGATAAATCTCCTACAGAACCTGCCGCAATAAACATTCCTGTAGTTGTTAAACCTGATCTCATTGCAGGTCTCATATACTCATAAGTCTGATCCATCTTTGGTGCTATGCCGGCTTCTTCATGAAAGAAATATTTTACTGGTCCACCTACACCATTTGTTGGATCCTTTTCAAAGGACATCCCCTGCATTGTACCTTTGAGACCAACTTCTGCTTTTCTATCTCCTTTTCTTACCTCAATCTTTTGTTGCCACATTAAAACTTTATCAGGAGACATAGGTCTATACCATGCAGTATGTTCATTTAAAAATGCAGCATATTCTGATAAAAATTTCCAGGAACCTTTTTCATTTATATAATCTTTAAGACTAGCACCTATTTTAAGTGTAACTCCTGACTCAAACCAAAGCTGATTAAGTAACTTAGATATATGAAAGTAAGAAGATGCTATCTGACGTTTCTTTAGAATAGCAACATGTTTATAATTAAGTTCTGCAAGTAACTCATATAGTGCCATATGATACTGAGCATCTCTAATTTTTGCAAAGTCAAACTTCTGTTGTTCTTTATCAAAGATTGGTAAAAAGTTTAACCACATATAGTAGTCTCTTGTAATATACCATTTCTTGGTACCTTTTTTATAGAAGACTCCTTTTCTACATCTTTCTTTTTGATTGTCCCAATAAGTTACAAAGTCTTTAGATCTAAATGGAAATGTACAATATACATTCTGTTCTCTAAACTTTATTGCTTCTTGATTAAAAAGAAAACTTGTATCATCAAATTTATACTTTCCTGGTTCAGAAAATATTTCAAAAATAGAGTTAGAAAATTCTTCTCTAGAATCAAATGATACTGTTGTCCATGTACCATTATCCCAACAGGGTATGTCTTGATATATTTCACTCATAATTAAATTCTTTTATAATGAAACCAATTAGGAGTTTTGTTTCTACCATTTAAATAAGCTCTTATAGTACTAAAGGGTTTATTTAAATATTCTGATAATTCTTTACCAGAACCAAAAATTATATTTGTTTCTGTGCATATAATTTTTTTAGCATTATAATGATTACCTCCAGATATACTAATACTTATTTTATTTTTAGTTTCATCAGATAAAAGTTTTCCTTTTCTATAATCTGACAGTTTATTTTTAGTTTCTTTAGTATGAAGTTTACCTAAAAAAGTTTGTCTACCTAATGAAGCTTTACCAATTTTTAATTTACTTTCATCTGAATGACTTTTACCAAAAAAATGATTTCTAGAACCTGAAGTATTTTTAATATAATTAGTTCTAATTGCACAGTATGTTTTAGCTGAAGGTTTAAATCTTAAATCTTTTTTTACATTACACATGTTCCATAATGCTTTATGCATTGCTGGTGAATTAGGATATATTGCAACTAATAATAAATGTGCAATGTAATGCTCTTTTGGTGTTAATAATACTATATTAGGATGAATAGTATTTCTACCATCACCCTTACCTCCAAATGATTTTGGTTGTATATGGTGGGCTTCATAATAAACACCATCAGATTTTTTTCTACTTTCTGATTTTGCTTTAATTATAAGTTTATTATATGTTTTTATATAATTCATAAGTATCTGATTAATAGTATCTTATTGGTCATAAGCCATACCAATGCCTCCTCTAACTTTACTAGATTGTTCATCTTGAAGATCTTTATATACTCCTTTAAATGATGCTCTAATCTGGTCAAAGTTTTTGGCTGCAGCTACTAGTGAATTAATATTACCATCTCTTCCTGCTGTAATCTGTGTAGTCTCCATATATTTAGCTAATCTATCTAACATAGAAGCCATTCCTTTATATGCTCTTGATGTAGGAGTTTCATACATTTTTTGACAGAACTGTAAGGCAATAAAGATATCATCATCTTCTGTAGAAAACTCAGCCTTTATTTCTTTTAGTATAATACTTTCTTTATCAATCTCAGGAGTATGAAAAAAAGGATTCATATCTGGATTAGGACAAGTCATATAAAAAAGATATAAATATATGTTAAGATGATCTTCTGGATAGTTATCCATTATATCTTTAAGGGCTTTTAATGTATAACAATGTTCTGTAGGAATAACCACACCATTCTGAACATCAAATAATCTTACAATCATTTCTTTTTTACTTTATGTTTATTATCATGCAAATAATGCATAATACTTATTACTTCATCAACTAGATAAGGAATAGCAATTGGAAGTACTTCTTTTACAATTGGTTCATTATTATAATTAAGTTTAGCTATTGGATATCCCCATTTATCAACATCTTCTTGCTCAAATGAAATATGATGGATAAATATTTTTCCAGGTTTTAATTTAGGATTATGCTTAAGTATAATATACATATAAATACTTAATTGTAAGGCATAGTGATTAAAATTACAATCATCTAAATTATCTAGAGGTGGTAATAGTTTATCTGACTTACCTTCCCAATCTGTATATGATTCTGTTTTTATTTCTTTATTAGTTTTATAATCTATGACATTTACTTTACCATTTACTATTTCTACTAAATCTGATTGTCCACAAATACCAACTGATTTAAGATACATCATATGTTCAGGATATACTCCTGGTTCTAACTTTTGTATAGAAGCATATTTTATACCATCTTTTTCTGGTAGTGGTGAAAATATTGGAATTGTAAAACCTTCTCTTTCTATAGATGCTAATGCACATAAGTCAGACTCTCTTTGGTTATGATAGTATGTTCCTAATGTAGTTGCTCTTGTAGATTCAGCATTCCATATATTTTGGATATCCTCTGGTGATATACCATACCATTTAGATTTTTTATTTTTAGAAACTTTTTCAGCAACTTTTTTAGCATCAAAGGGTTTCTTAAAATGAGAAACAAGAGTTGTTACACTAATCCAGTCTATACCTTCAGTGTTTATACTATTATAACTATGATCTATGGCATTGAATGTAATACTCATAATGCATCAAGTTTATCTTCTTCTTCTTCACTCATAATTGCTTCCCACTTTGCACCTTCTGGATGAGGACAAGATGATGATAAAGATCTAGTCTTAAATGTTAAAGAACATCCACATTCATTACAACAAGGAGATGTGCCTTTTACTGCACATTTTTTTCCTTTAAGTTCACAATTATTGCAGACCTCATATCTCATTTTTGCTACTTCTTCTACAAACTCATCTCTAATAACAGAATTTTTAATTCCTTCAAGTATTCCCTTTCTATTTTCCCAAAGTGTTTTCAGTACTGCTTTCATATTTGGTTTTTTTAAAATTTGTTTTTTTAAGTTCTTGTTCTGTAATTTTTTGTTCTAATAAAATTAAAAGGTTTAGTTTAGTTTCTAAACTTTTTTTATTATAGTATGCTGCAAAAGTTGAAGTATCATGGCTTTGTAAAATCTTAGTGTATCTTGGTATAGCATTTCTTACAAGTTTTGGTCTTGCAACAAATTGTCCTAAGCCTTCTACATTAATTCTTGGAAAAACTAAATTACTTAATAACTGTCTAACCTCATTATAATAAAACTCTACCAATTCCTCTACTAAAATATTTGATATATCTAATTCTTCAGATATATCCTTATAAAGTTTATTGGATTTCTTTGGAATCATTTCCTAAAAATTTGTAATCTAATAATATAGTACCTTCAGTTTGAATTTTTAAATCTGGATTAAGAAATATTATTTTTTTATTTTCTTTATCTTTTACAATAAGATTGTTTTTTTCTGCTTTGTTAATGCAGTTTCTTACTGTTTGTGGAGACTTAAAAATTGTTTCTTCATCTGAAGATGCATCATAACAAAAATGTGTTAGTTCTATTGGTTGATTAAAACTTAAGAGTGTTAGACAATTTAAATCAGAGTTACTCATTTCAATCTCATTTATATAACAATGAGTAAGTATTTGGAACTTAACTACATTCCATTTAGGCATCATAACTTTTTTTTGTACTTGGTTTACTAAAGCCATAATTATTCTCTTTTTAGTTTTCTTTCTCTTACTGGGTTTTCATTAGCACCTTCTTTTTTAGTATATCTTTCTTCTGTTTCAAATTCTTCAGGATGTTGCATTTGATACATTTGCATAGAATACTGAGTATCATATTGAAATCTTTTATATTTAAATTCTGATATTTCAGCTAATAATTTTTCATACTTATGTTGTGCTTCTAAAAAAGGAACAGCTTCTTCAAAAAATTCTTTCATTTCTTCTTTTCTAGCAACTAATTGTTCAGGAGATAAAGCTTCCATTTCTTCCTGTTGATTTACATTTTCCATTGTTTATATTTTTAAAGTTTAAACAAATATACTATAAAAGTTTAAATAAAAAATATTTAAACAAAAAAAATCCAGATAAATTAAATTACCTGGATTATTATAGCTTAAATAAGAGTTTTATTTTTTAGTTTTAATAATCCCTCCTTTTTTTTGTTTTTTCTTAAACATGTTACTTACAGTTTTATTTGTAAGTTCTGCAATACCTAAACCTACTGCACCTGCCCCTGCTGCTATTTTAGCACCAAGACCTAATTTTTCTCCAGTATTTCTAACTCTAAATGTTTTAGTTTTTCCACATTTAGGTCTTCTTCTACGTTTTGGCCAACCATCTACCATAACAGTCTCCATACAAGGATCATCAGATGAACCTCCTGTTTCATAACTTTTCATAGATCTAATTATTTGATTTTTACTATCTTTCATGATTATCTATTTTTAATAGTTAAGTTTAATATTGTTAACATGTAAAACTCTCTAGAGATA